ACAAGGAGATGTAGCGGCAAGCGATAGCATTACTGCTATATGGCCGAGCCATCCTCAATTCGGCGCGTTTGCTCAAACAGCACCCGCTTCATCCGCCGCAGGTTATGGTCAAGGACCATCGCAAGGTCTTGACCGCGCAGGTGGACACTCCTTAAACCATCTATATTTTGCAGGAAGAAATAGTGAAGGCACAGGACATTACTCGGTTAGACTCGACGGGCGCGGTGTTGATGCAACAGCAACCGCATTAACTAATAGCGACACATGGATAATTACCGCGCATGGTGATTCTTTCTTAATGTTATCACCAAACGGGGGAATTACAATTACTTTGAATCCCGAAAAGGATGGTGGCGCAAAATACATGTTCCCCGAAGGGCATCAAATTGAAGTCTGTAATGAGGGCGCGGGTAACATAGTGTTTGACGGCACAGGTATTAATGAAACGCTTCTAACTACTCACCGCGCTACCTTCATTTATGATGGAAGTGTATGGCTACGATGTGATTATCAATCCGCTATCATAGCGGCGGGGTCCGCACCTGCAATTTACGATAACAGCGGAACACCCGCATTCACAGCAGGTATCACCAAAGCAGAAGTTCTAACACTTCTCAATGTTGCGGATGGTGCAACAGCCAGCGCGGGAACTATAACAGCATTAACAGGAGATGTAACAGCAAGCGGTAGCGGTTCAGTAGCCGCAACCATTGCTGCTGATGCAGTTATCACAACGAAGATACTGGATGCAAATGTCACCACAGCAAAAATTGCAGATGATGCTGTCACAGAAGATAAAATAGACAACACACTACTCGCTGAGATAGACGCAAATACAGCAAAGGCCACCAATGTCGCTACTAATTTAACCATATCGGGAACCACAGGCGCAAGAACAATAGAGTCTTCAGATGGAACAAACGCGACTATACCAATCGCTACTACATCCGTAGCCGGTGTAATGAGTAAAGCAATCTTTGATGAACACACCGCAAATGTAGCGAAGGCTACCAATGTAGTTACCAACTTATCCATATCAGGAAGCACAGGTGCGAGAACAATAGAATCTTCAGATGGAACGAATGCAATTATACCCGTCGCTACTACAAGCGTGTCGGGTGTAATGAGTAATACAATCTTTGATGCTGTTACCGCTAACACAGCAAAGGCTACCAATGTTACTACTAATTTAACAGGAACTACTCACGCATCACAACTTACAATAGTCTCTTCGGATGGAACCGATGTGGTAATTGCAGAAGCGAGTGGTTCTATTGCTGGTGTAATGACCGTTGCACATCATGACAAGTTGGACGCTATTGCCGCAAGCGCGACAGCCTTCTCAGCCGCTAACGCCATCACCGCAGTTGAGGGAGAGGCTACTCTCGCGCTGGCAGGACAGGTAACACTTCGCGCTGGCATAGAAGTTTGCACAAGCGACCCTGCACCGGCAATTGCTGAATCAGGAACAGTATATCAATTCACCAAAGGAAGCGCGGGAGTGTTTACTTTACCCGTTAACCCCACAGTAGGAACTCAGTTTGTTTTAGTTAATGGCGATGGTGAAGATATTGTTATCACTCCTCAGAGTGGTGATAAAATAAACGGGGCGGCTGCAAACAAGACCAACACTACTGCATACGCGGCTACATCAATCATATGTGCTGTTGGTGGCGGTTCGGCTGAATGGCTTGCCTTTGGAGGCATTTGATTGTTCCCTGTTGTTAGCGGTGTTGCTCAGAACCAAGCGGCGGCTGCTGCCCCTGCTAACCCTATTCCCGCATTAGCGATAACCAATTTAGGGGCTACTTTCGGAGGAACAATTTCAGGAACTCATGCTCTTACAGCGGTTGCTATGTGGGCCAACAGAGGTGACATAACGGGGAACGCTGGTGACACTTTACAAATGACACCAACTGTAACATTAGCAGGTGGAGCATCCATAGCATCTGACACTATTCAATTTCATTGGCCCGTCTATGGTTCAGGTGTATTACCCACAGGTAATGCTCTATCGGGGCATCTGCTTGGAGGAGCAATCTTGGATTGGACAGCATGGTTAGACAATGTAGATGCATCAACATTTGGAGGACTCGCCGGCGCGACGGACGCTGTGCTTGCTAACTCTCAAACGATAGCAGCATCGGCTTCTTTAGGAGGGGCAACCGTAATCCCTAATTCTATATTCGCCCAATTAGGCACTTTTTCAGCAACAGGAGCGTTACCTGCTCCTGAATTAGCAGCAGGAATAGGTTCTACGCTTCATGTTGTGTATTCCGTAGTTGATTCTAACGGCAATACTGGAAATAGCCCGGCTGTTGTCTTAACATTACAATAAGGAGGTAGAAATATGGGAAAACTGAAAGAAAGATTAAGCCAAACATGCGCGAAGTGTAATCAAAGCGTCCTCGCGCGTAGAATAGAGGGCCGCTATGTTAATGAACGGGAAACGCGTCTGCTTGTGTGGGAGTGTCCTTCATGCCACCACTTGTGGCAGGAGCCGCGTTTGACCAAACCGAAGTTCAAAGAACATAGTAAAGGTGATGAGAATGTATAAAGGAGAATCTATTATGAAGCCAAATAAAGAACAGAAAGGCAAAAACAATGTATTAGTTATTGCAATTGGTAAGCACCCTAAAGTGGGACCCGGCGAACGCAAACCTAAAAGTTTGAAGAAAGCCGATGAGCCACGCAAATCAAAATCACAATCACGCCGCGAGCGTAAAGCGGTGAGAGAAGCAAGGAGAGAAGAGAGTGGAGAAACTTCTGAATCTATAAAAGAAAAAGGAAGCAATCAAACAGCCGCGCTTCAAATGAAGCAACAATTTGATAAAAACCCTCACCTGTTCCATACAACCCTGCATTCAAATAGGATTAGTTGGAAACATTTAGCCGCTTCGATGGGTAAATCGAAAGAAGAATTGCTGGCTGGTGATTACGACGCAGATGAGTTACAGGCCGCTATGAATGATGCAAAGCAACAATCAGAAGACCACAAATCGAGAGTTGAAGAGAAGCGCGCGCCTAAATCAATGGAGGACTTACAAGGTAAGTTCAGAACAGGGTTGGCCCCGCACCGAGAGGTGACCCATCGTTCTAAAAAGGAAGCAGATATGGATTCGACTCTTCATAGATTGACTCAACAACTTAAAAATATGGGCGTTGACATGTCTGGTATCAACTTGAAGGACCACCTTGAAGGTGATGAGTTCAAATCGTTAAGAGAGAAAATACCTATCGAAGAAGCGTTCAAAGCAATGGGGAAGAAAGGAGCAGAAGAACGCTCTTTCAATAGAACGGCTGCTGTGGAACGCAAGAAAAACAGAGGCGTTGGTTTCAAAACAAAACTTGATGAGAAACAAGGTATCACTCCTGACCATCCTTCATACGGTAAATATGTGGGATTGGATGAACTCGATGCTGCGCAAGCAGGGGATGAATCAGACGGGTCGAAAGAACAGACACGGTTAAACCGCGTAATGATGGGTCGTTCACATCAAGGTCAAGAGCCTCAAACATTAGAGGATTGGGCGCGCGAACATGGAAGATTTGAACATGCACCTTCAGAAGCAGGAAGTCCATTTCACCACGACCCTTCCGAGACATTCACTACTCCATTCGCAACTACTCACGGAACAGGTATCAAAGAGGGAGCAAAGAAAAACCCGGAGTTTCACGGTAGCATCGAAGGTGAACATGGTTCTTCTCTCAGAGGGACGGGCGATGTTGAAGGAACCATGCATGGATTCGCACCGTTACCTGCACCGGGTCTTGCTCGCGTAGGCGACCAGCCCGGACAAGATGATGCGGATGAAGAAGCAAATTATGATGATGTTCAAGACAGAATGGCTGACTTACAAAGAGGTAGTCCAATGGACCTCGCGTTCCGATTACTGAAGAATGATATGTGTAAAGGTAGCGACTGTGACGGTTGCGACAAATGCAAATGTAAAGGTAGCGATAAATGCAAATGTTCTAAGTGTTGTTAAGTGGTGTAAATGAATGCTGAAGAGACACAAAAATGGGCCAAGGCTCACAATTCAAAAAACTACCCTTATTGCGGATGGTGCTTCCACAAATCTGTCGGTAAATGGGGGCATTGCTCCGCGTGTGATGTAAAGAGGCTTCAATATGAGGCAAGTGTTAGTGCTTATTAATAAAGAACAGAAGAAACTGTTCCATGAGTTTAATAATTTGAACGATAAAAAAGTTCTCGTTGATAATACTGCTAACATTAAACGCGAAGCAGAAAAGATTGCGCAAGAAAGAGCCGCACGACAGGCGGCTGAACAACAACGACTCGCGCAAATACAACCGGGTCAAATGGATTTGTCTGGTAATGTAATCAAGATTCAAACCACACTACCCAACCATGACCCTGACCTTTCAAATGAGACAGGTTGGGCAGGTGTTCCACCCGTCCAACAGGTAAGCGCGCAACCCACACAACACGCAAGTGACTACTTACAAGGTAAATACCCTGAAGAGTTTTGGAGTCTTGTTGGGAATAACCCAAACGATACACAAGAGCATGGTGCTTCACGCCACCGCGTTGACGATAAGGGGAATTACTTACAGGTCAGCGTTAGAGGTAAAAAACCAACAGGGGATTTACCCACTCGCGGGCCAGCAAGACCAAGAAAAGGAAGACCAAACTACCCACAGGATTACGGGGTGCGCGTCACTCAAAAGAAGGATATGCCTTCACAAAAAAACATAGTGGTTCAGAGGAAGAAAGCAATTAAGAAAATGGTCTTGGTTAAAGAAGAAGATTCAGTTTGTCCTAATTGTCAAGGAACGGGTAAAGACCCTAACGAAGCGGGGCGACCGGAAATTGGTATTGACCCCGGAGAATGCGAACCGTGTGACGGTTCGGGTATGCTATTCGAGGAGACGGTCCTTGATGAAAGAGGTTTTCCAATCGAATCGTATGAGGAAAACGACCCTAATTGGCAAGATACCATAGAGGCGAGCGAACCAATGGACATCGCTTTGCGGTTGTTGAAACATGCTGTGTCACCCGCGGCTAAGAAACACAAGCATGACTACGATACCAAGTATGAGTCGTCACCGGAGCGTAGGAAGTATCGAACAGAACTCACTCAAGAGAGACGCAAGCGACATGTCGATGGTAAGGGTGGCAAAGACATGAGCCACACAGTAGCAGGCACTATCGTCCCTGAAGATATGCATACCAACCGCGCAAGGCATTTCAAAGAACGCGGCACACTCAAGAAGACGGTCGCTGTTGTTTCATATTCCGAGCCAATTGGCAAGCGAGTCTAATCTTGGAAGTTGATTGCAGATTCCATAGCGCGTCTTCTTCTAAACCGAAACGATTCTCGGCATGATTGCATAATTGATGGCGACTCATAGCACCGAAGTCAGGGTCTATTGCAATCCCTAACAATTCCTTATCCACAGGTTTCTCAATTCGCGCGTCCATCCAAACATATGACTTCTCCATTAATCTGATGAAGAACTTGTATAGAAATTGAAACATCTATATCATTCCTCTTCGTCCATCTCTCCCGCAAGATTATTGGCCTTGAATACAATCCAATCACAGAGACGATAAATCACTTCCCCTGCTATGAGCAACCCCATCACTATGAGAAAGCCTTTGAACAACTCAACTATCATTCAGCCCGCCGCGCTACAATGTCGTCAATTCGTAGGATTGCTGTTGCTACTTCGGTAGCACTTGTGATAATTTGGCGAATCAATTGGGTAGGTTCAACCACTCCTTCTTTGAATGTATCACAAACAGAACCAATGCCTTCATCATCAATGTATAGTCCATGATGGAAAGGACATGAACGAAGTTCCATTACCACATCAAGCGGGTCCATACCTGCGTTAGCAGCGATAGCCGCTGGAATAATCTCAAGCGAGTCAGCGTATGCTTCAAGACACATTCTCTCTCTCGCATTCAAACCGCTTTGCTCTTGAGCATGTTTACGGACTGCAACTGAAGCCTTAGACAAAGCAGCACCACCGCCTGCAAGAACACCATCTCCTTCATCACCCATGTATAGACAAACTACACCAAGCGCGTCGTCGAACGCTCGCTCATATTCATCAAGTGTTTGACGAGTAGCACCACGCACCACCATTGTGACAACGCACGACTCAGGCACAATCACGCTTACATAATCAAGGTCACCAATACGCTCCTTCTTGATTACTGAATCTTTCACTTTGAGTTTATCTTCATCCACATCGGTGAAGCGGTGATAACATGGTAGTCCTGTGATTTGTGTTAATGCATCCATATCTGATTGTTGGAGTCGGGTAACAACTCCCACATCATTAGCCGCAAGGTATTTCACAACTGCTTCGTGAACACCATCGCGAACTAATAGAACATCACACATGTCGCTAATCTCTTGAGCCGCATGTCCAAGCATTTGCATTTCTTGCTCTTTGATTTGTTGAAGTTGAGCAGGGTCATTGACTTGCATTTGAACTTCGCTTAGGTCATACCCTTCAAGTCCACCATCAAGCAATAGAACTCGCGCATCTTTGAACTCGGTGTCTGTTGGTATTGCGAAGTCTTTACTCAAGACCAAACCTGCATTCCAATATGAGTCCTTCATTGAACCACCTGCTTGAGTGATAATGCGAACACGGTCAAGGTCACCTTCGACCGCTTTCGCAACCTCGACACATAGCCTTGCCGCGTCATTCAAATGACTTTCAGTCGCTTTACCTCGTAGTGCTGTCTTCGCTACTGCTAATTCATCACCTGATGTTTTTTGTGCTTCAACACCTTCCATCGCAATAACACTTGCACGATTGTAAGCGCGCACTATTGTCTGAGGGTGAATCCCTCTCAACAGTAATCCTTCGCTCAACGCAAGCATCTGTCCACCGAGAACAACAACACTTGTTGTTCCGTCTTTACAGACTTGTTCTTGTGTTTGACTGATTCCAACCATCATCTTAGCACCGGGGTGCGCGGTATCAAGTTCACGAAGAATCGTGACACCATCATTGGTTACAATCGTATGTCCTTGTTCATCAACAAGCATCTTATCCATACCCGCAGGTCCAAGTGTGGACCTGACAGTTTCTGCGATATTTACTGCGGCTCGTATATTACTAATTTGGGCTTCTCTTCCATTTTTTCTTTCGTCTGTCATATGTTTCACTCCTTTTTCCATAACACTTCTATATCAATAATAGTGCCAGAAACTAAATCTCTTGCTTTGACAACACCTTCGCGCTGTCCGTGTGCAAAGAGGTCGTAATTCATTTGGCAATCAGCCAAACAATACTTCATTACTTCAATGTATTTTTTCTCTCTCCATGCAATAGGAGCATCCTCTGAATGCATAATCTCCTTCCCTCGTCCAAGGGTATGTTTACACACATCATCAAGTGATACTGAATGACCTGCGCTGGAACGAAGTGTCCACGATGTATCAATCAAACACTCGTCAGCCTTATTCATCAGCACACCTGCGTAATGCATATCAAGCGCGTCTCTTAGAACAGGTAAATCAAAGCCACGAATGTTGTGACCAATGATAACTCCACCTGCGTCAACATGCTTCTTGAGATGCTCACCTAATTCTCTTGGGTGAAGAGGGTGAACTTCCGTTCCTGCTATCATCATTGTATCTTCTTTTGAAAAGATGTGAGCGTTCTCTCCATCCCAAGTGGCTACCACAACAGGCTCAAACAGATGAGTCTTATCCCATCCACCTATCTCATAGGAAAAGTTCGCTGTCTCTATATCTAATGCCATTATTTTACTCACTTCGATACCACCTTGTTATCTTTGTCATAGACTTCAAACTCAATCTTATCAAACACTTTTTTTATTTCTTCATGCGCTTTAATTCCGCTTAAAGCATCCCCGACAATGCTGGATATGATACGAATAGTTGTAGCCGCGCTTGGCGCGTCTTCAAGGTCAAGGGCAACATCGCCACCTTCTAACACATCGCTGATTTCTTCTAAGATTGATTTGTAATTCTTTATTGTATCGCTCATTGTTTCACTTCCTCTTTGAACTTGACATATACTGCTTTACCTATGCGCGCAGTCAAGAAGTTCTTCTCTACCTTTTTGAATCGCTCATACACAGCCGGTTTGCTTCTGCCTTGTTGCGACCCATAGCGTTCAAGTAATTGACTTTTCAAAACCCATCCTTCGCCTTTGCCTTCAATCTCAACAGTCTTGCATACCTTGCGTGCCTTGTGCCATCCTTGCATAACTGCCGCTTTCTCTGCCGCTTTCGCTCCAACTTCAACTTCAGACTCAAGCCAAAGAACAAGTTGCTCATAAACATCGTATAAGATTTCAGCCGCCATTTCAACATCGTCACCTGTGATACTCCATTCATCTTCGACACCAATACCGTCGCGCATTACTCTCATCAATGCGATGTGGGTTGCAAACAATACTGTGTATGATAAAACATTAGGAATGAATGAACAAACAACATCACTAAGATGCTTATCCATACCACGCACTAAGGTGTAGTAACTGTCCACCGCTGCCATCAATTGAGGTTCAAACGATGCATCAGTTTTGAACATATCATACATCATTGCGCGAGCCACTTCTTCTTTCTGATGTGGGGTCATGTTACCCCACTCTTCATGTGTTAGGTTAGCCTTCATCAACAATCGTGTTCTTACTTTCTCTTTGATTTGTATGAAGTGTTGTGCTATGTCTTCAAGACTCATTACATTTTCTAACTTGTTTTTGAATACACCAGACATTCTTTGTTCTGATACCATTTGTCTCATCTCATCGTTCCAAGGTCTATACAAAAGCAAGACTCGTTGAAACAATCCTTTGGTAAGAACATACTCCTTGACTCCCGCAGGAGGGAATGATGTTATCCAAAATGATACACGCGACTCACATTCCACTTTACCGTTCTTCATGTGTTTCGTTAATGTGTTACTATGACTCCCGACAGGGTTCATTGATTGTTGAAGATACAGAATAACTTCTGAAAAGAATTGTTTTGGATTTGGTTGAAGAAGGATAGACCCCTCATCAAAGTTCAAACATTTCTTACCGGCAAGTAGTCCGGGTTTTTCAACTGTGATATATCCACCATCATCATCTTTGATTGAATCTATTGAACCTATCAATGCCGAGTCTGTTCCACTTGTGAACATATCTATTTCTATTCCTGCTAAGTCTGCTACTTCTCCTGTAAACTCCCATGCGATAGACTTACCGGACCTTGTGGCTTGAATCCAAAACACATGTATTCGGGGGTCTAACGCACTCGCCCATACAGGGATGCGAACTTCATCCACAAGGGCTTGACCTTGCAGGTAAAAGAAGGAAATTAAACCGGGGACTTCGTTGAAGAACGAAGTCATTCTAAATCGGTCTAAATACTCCTTCATTATTGGGTATTCTTTTACTACGCTATATTGATTCCATTGTCGTTGTGCCATAATTTTATCTCCATTCATTTTTTGTTAGCCGGTGATATGGTGGGGGTGTGGTCAACAACCCACGCTGGTTCAGACCGGCTTATAAACCATTCTTCTTTTCTTGTTTCTTGCTATTGTATAATAACAATAAATGAGAGGGAGGTTCGGGTGAACAAATCTCCCTCTCGGATTTTAACCGAGGTCCGTGAGGTCCTGTTAATCCAAAGGGTTCACACCCTCGACCTTGGGATTAACGCGTCTTTTCTACACGAACTTCTTCTTCACTTGTTAGAACATCAACTACACGATTGCGTAGTGTCTTCCCCATACGGGGAACTTCTTTCAAGCATTCTCCACACGCGGCTTCTTCGATAGAACCACATGATTTAATGATAGCATCAGCCATTTCTGAACCAATGCCCGGAATTGTAAGCAGCATGTCTACTCGCACATCATTAGTGCTTACTCGTCTAACTGCTTGTGCGCCATGCCTGCTTGCTTTTTTGTAGGTCTTCTCATGCAGAGCGACCATAAATTGTGCCGCTTCTCCAACATTAGGAGCGCGGTATAAGAGACATCCAAAGTCAGCAACTATGCGACCAAGGAAGCCTGCCATTTGTTTCAATGCTGCGCTATGAGTAATTGTCGAACCCCTTGCTTTGGCTTGATGGATGTAATCATTAATGTCTCCCCATACTACAAGACCATAGTTACCTGCATTGGCATCCATGTTGTCAAGTTGTCTCATCAAATGCCCATTCCTCATTGATTGCATCAAGTCGTCAACAGACTTCGCTTCAATCAACCAATCACCACATCGGTAATCACCATTAATGAGGTTCTCTCTAAGAATGTTTACTCTCGGAGAGCGTGACTTCGCGCGGCGTTCAATAGCGTCGGGTAACCTACCTCTCTCATTGGTATCAATAATCATAGGATTCATGGTTTTTTAGCCTCCTTTCTTTCTCTTGCCTTCTTAGCCAAATAACATTTACCGCACATTCGTAGTGCAGATTTTAATTTACTTGCCATAGAAGAAGTATTGCTGCTGTTAATAACTCGTTTACATTTACAGCATGTCACATCATCAATCATTCGACACCACCTTTGAGATGAAGTGTATTGGAAACAAGAGGAGTAATAATGGTGGTAGGATGACAATAAAGGTCAAGGCCATTAGCAGTTCCCACCATTCAAATCGCCTCTTTATTTTTTCCGCCAATCTTATTCAACACCCGAACAAGGTCACCCATGCGTCTCATGTCTTTATCATTTTTCAATTGAATGTTGTCACACACAGTTTTGATAAACTCTCCTTTTTCTTTCACTTCGTATGCGTGGTTCCATCCGCGTAAGATTACTTTGTTACGAGGATGATTGTGATTATCAACGGTGGTCCATACAACAATTGCATTACGCGACGCGTATTTATCTAACTGCTTAGGTGGAATTGCGCGCTTGTATTCTTCCCAATGATTTTCCGCTAAACCTTTAATTTCTATTTTACGAGCATTGATGCGCAAGTCACTTTTTGATATGTTAGATGTGAAGTTGTCAACAACTGTTGTGAAATGTTGAGAGAAGAACACGGATGCTGCTAACTCAGATTTGACACCAACCAATGCACCATTGATGCTATTGTGTCCATATTCCCCTACGCCATTGCTGTTATGATACTGAACTGTTTTCTCTGCATGTCTGTTAGACCATTCTAATTGTTCAGGGCTGAGAGTAATGCTGATTTCCTCATCCTCATCCTCTTCATCATCGTGTTCACCTGTTCCATCCCATAGTTGACACTTACCTATACACAGTCCTTTACTTATCAAACTCGCGCAGGACTCTTGGTAGCCACCATCAACAATTGTCTTGGTGTGATATGATGTGACACCTTCATCGTAGTCTGCCCATTGTAACGAACCTATGAAGTTCGATATAGTAGTCACATGAGTATCTCTCATCTCAGCAGTAGTTCGATACACAGGTAGAAAGTTACGAAGGCGCGCACCGAGATACATCACAAGACTCGCACGACTAACATGCGGTGGGTTACTACCCACTTGACAAGCGGCTTCCATAAGACAGGGTAGGATTTTGATTTTACCCATAGACACCGTATCAAAGTGAACTTGTTCGCCACCTTCTGTGCGGAAGTTCTTATCCTTGACTTCTTTGATAGGTAGGCTGATTCCCTTATCACCATAATAGTGTGCTTTGTTAAGAGGATTTCCAGCCATCTCACATATCTCATCCCAACTTAGAGTTAGGTCTTTGGTAGTAAGAGGAATGCTCCACCGAAGAACATGTTGTTTAGCGTTGTAAGAATTAGGCACTCGTATCATACGCGCCATATCAAATGGCACAGTAG